GCTGGTGGTTGAACTGTAAATACATTGGGTAAAGTTGTATCTGCTATTGTTGGTAAAGGATTCCTTGTATTGAATGTATAAAAATTATCTTGGTGTTCAAACAACTGAACATTAATAGTTAAATCTTCGTTAATCTCTAATCCTAATACTCTAAAAGGTTTAGCATCAAATCCACCACTAGGATATGTGATTGCAACTATATCTCCTATTTCTAATTCTAAAAATTCTGATGTTAATGTTAATTGTATCTGTAATTGGTTTCTTGATCTTCTAAGAATAACTTCACACAAAGCCTCTGCACCAAATGAATTAGTTACATTAGGAAATTGAAAATTACCCTCTAACAAAGTACCATTATCTTCTGCTAACATTGTTGCGTGTTTAAATGGAGTTGCAACATTAGTTTCATCTGCTGGTGGATAAGAAATAGTATCATTTTGCCAATTCTTATCAGGATTAACAAATGTTCCTATAACACGATTGTATTTATTATTTTTTCTTTCTCCTAATACTTTTGCACCACCTACAACATGATCTGCTGTTATAGTTTTAACTGATGAGCCTGTACCCTCAATTTTAAGTTTATAAACACCATTATTATAAGTAAATAATGATCGCATTGGATTTAGAAGTTTTTTAACATTCTCAATTACTTTTTGGTCAGTATCTATAACTGCATTAGTTTCAAATTGATCAAATGCTGTAGCACCTGAATATGGAGTTATTTGTGTTTCACAAGTATTTGCTGAAGTTTTAAAAGAAGCAAAGTCAGATTCAAAAGCACTATCTGGTAATCCTTTTCCATATCTATTATCTCTAAGGTAATCTAATAAAATTAATGCAGAGTTTGATGTGTATGCAGTTGAAGCATCTCTAGGGTCATAAACTTTTCTTCCTTTTAATGTAACTCTAACTTGTGGAATAGAACTAAAAATATCTTGATTCCATTTAAATCTAAAAGCTAAATAACATACTCCACTTAATTTATGATTAGATGTCCAATTAGTAGAGTTAGTTAATATAGAAGATGCTACTTGACCATCTGTTCCATAAAATGCTTGTATTTGAATATGAGAACTATCCTTATAAAAATTAGCATCTGAACTATCAACTTCTCTTAATGTTCCATCAGTTAATGCACCATCAAAAGTAACTTGCTTGTCATCAATATAAATTTCTTCTATTTCTTCTACCTCTCCTTCACAAACTACTCCTGCCATATATAAATAAGTATTATCTGACCCAGAAGATTCTAAAAAGACTCTTGTAATTCCTACTTGTCGTCTGCCATATACTATAGGAATTTGTGCATTGTTTGATTGTTTATTAATTAATACACCTTGTTCTTCTTCTGGTGTATCAAAGTCAGGAATATCAGGTGTTGGAATTAACCACCCAATAAAACTTGTTACAACACTTACAATAGCATCAACTACACCACCCATTAGTGATAACTCCTTTTAAACTTTTTACCTACTCTATAAATATCACTATCAACTCTTAACCAATTTATAGAATGATCTACCTTTAATTGTTTTCTAAAATAATTATAAACCCAACGCATCATTTTAAATGTATTTTTAATAGATACAATCTCAATTAACCATAAATTATTACCAGAGTTCCATTCGTTAGGTTTAATCTTACCTGTTTGTTTAAATCTTTTTTCTACAATGTCATGTATATAAGCCCAATTAACAAAGCCAATTAATTCATCATTATCATAAAACTTTTTATATTGATTAAGTTTAATTGATGGCTCTAAGTAATTATGTAATGGTTTGCCTTTATAACGATCAAACTTATTAAATAGATTAATAACATCTTGCATTATGATCTACCCCATTTAATATCTTGTACTGTTTGTGATGCAAATTCAAATCCTAAATCGTTAATAAAATGTAATTGCTGTGAAACTGTGTTTGTTTTTCTACCCTCAATCTTACTAAAGTCTGACCAATGTGAAGCAACTACAATATTAGCATTAGATTGGTTAAGGCTTTCATCAATACTAAAAGATTCTATTCTACCTTTGAATAAAAGAAATGGGTCTGCAATAACAGCCTCATTACTATCTAAGAAACCTTTATAAACTTCTGCTTCTTTCTCCATATAAGAGTTGCTTAGAAATAAAGATATGATTGTCTGATCTGCACCAGAAAATGATAGTGTAATATTACTAACTTCTACTTGTGATGATTCTGTAACACTTGTTAATTTGGTAAATAGTGAAGATGCTGAATAAGTATTACCATCATATGTAACGTCTTTATAATGGTCTGTAAATCTAAATCCTGTGCTTACGTTAATATAAACAAGATTAATAGGCTGTAAGCTATCTGTTTCAAGTTCATTCTTTACTGCTGTTGTTAAGGTTCTCGTCATATTCTTCGTAAATTGTTTGAGTTATACTTTCTGTACCTTTTAACATAGTAAAATCAAATTTGCTATTAGGTTTCTGATATTCTTTAAGATCATTCTTTTGAGTATCTATTTCATCTTCATTAACAATAATTTCGGCAACAAAATCGGCAGTTATCTTGTGGGTTATCTTATACTTTTTCATTATAGATTTTCTACTAAGTCTATCTGATACTTGTAAAGATCGTTAGTTACAATAGAATACTCTTGAATATCATTAGATAGTCTTACAGTAAAATCAACATTGTCATAAACCAACGCAACATCATTAGCTACATTTGATCTTAAAGGTGGTTCAAAAGTAAGTGTTCCCTCGTCAGAACCATCTGCATTTAAATCTTCAACAGCCATATAAACTTTATCTTGGCCTGTAAATCTAAAGTAATCTCCAGCTTTAAGTATTCCATTTGTGCTTGTTGTCATACCATCTATTGTGCAAGTAGTAGCACCAGAAGTTATTGCACCATTAACACTTATAGTTCCTGTCGCTACACCTTGTGCATTTGATACAACAGGTGGAATAACAGTAAAGGTATTTAATCTTGCTCTTTGTTTCATTATAAATGCTTTTATAGGTGCAAAGTTTGCTCTAGTCATTGGTGGGTAATCTAAAGTGATTGTAAATTTTTGTCCGTCAATTTGTCTTGTTTGAACTCTACCAGATGTTGTAACAGTTACTATAGTGTTTTGTTGTGAGCCTACTTGAGCATCTTTAGCAACAGGAGATGTTGGAAATTGTCCACTCATATTATACTAATGCCTCTTTTCCTTTTTCGTTTAAAGCTGTATTAACTGCATTTACGATTGTTGATCTGTTATCAATTAATAATTGTTTTACACCTTTTACATCAGTTGCACTAACATTAAAATTAAATGTATTTCCACCACCCATATCTGTCCCTCTAGCCGATTGATTGATTTGTCCTGTTGAGTTTGGTATAAATAATTCTGGCCCATTTTCTCCAACTATACTTGCTTGTCCTTTTCTTAATGCACCACCTTTAGCTGAACCACCTTTTTTCATTGACCCACCACTTGTACTTAAAAATCCACCACTCATAGAAGAACCACCTGTTAAGAAAGCTAATACTGTTGCTAGTGCAACTGAAATTTTTAATTGTCTATTATATGCTTTAGCTTGATTGAGTTTTTTATCTTGTTGTTTTTCAAGATCAATATTTAATAATTTTTCTATTCCTTTTAATATAAGAGTTCTTATTAGAAGTGCTAAGGCTTGAACAAGTGCGTCTTGTACCATTCTTTTAAATGATTTACCTAAATCTTCTCCAAGTATAATTGCTCTTGATAAAGCATTTGAGAACCTCTCTATACCAGAATATATACCTTCTGCTATTGTTGTTTTAATATCTTTAAATTTCATTCTAATATTTTCTAAAGCATTTTCATTTAAATCTCTCATTTTATCAATTATAGTTTCAAATTCTTGGTTTTGATTTCTTATTAATCCTAATTCTCTTTGATTTAATTCTATTATTTTTTCTTTTTCTTGTCTAATACCTTCCATTCCCCTGAAACTTTCTCTAGTAGCAGCTGCTAAACCATCTTCCCATTTAGCTTGATTTTCTAACTGTCTTAAAATTACATAACCTACATCTCTTTTTTTTTCTAATATAAGATATTGTTTTTCCAGATTTTCAATTTGTTTTTCACTTAAAATTTCACTTGTAAAGAAACCTTTATTAGCCTCAGATATTCTTGTTTGTATTGCTTCCATTTGATTTTTGATATTATCTATCTGTGAAGAAGTAGATTTAATTGACTTATTATCAAATATTCCAAAACTTTGCTTTGTAGAATCTATTAAGTCTAAAATTTTATCTATAAGCAAAGATGCACCAGCAAGTGCCAAGAAACCTTTTTTACCAAAAATAACAGCACCAACTACACCAGCTTCTCTTATGACTACTGGCATAGCCATGAAACCGTCTACCATTGAACCCATTACTTCTTGAATTTTTTTTAATGTAGGTATCATATTTTTACCCATTTCAATGGATTTTCTTAATCCATCTGCCAAATTTCTACCTAATGCTTTTGCTACAGCTTCTATTTTTTCTGCATTTCGTTCAAGATAATCATTGAATGAGTTTATTTGAACTTTTAGTGAATCAAAGAAACCAGCATCTAAAAGTACTCTTTTAAAATTAAAAAATTTATCTCCTATCATTGATAGAGAACCTTCTAATGTGTTTGCTAATTCATCTGTTGCACCACCAAACTTTCCATTCTTACCAAATGTTTTTTGAAGTGCTTCTGCTGTTTCTTCTATTGTAACTGTTGCACCAGCTTTAAATCCTAACATAGCTTTAACACCTCTATCTCTAAATAGATCAGCTGCACTAATACCAGCACTCATTGATCTTTGTATTTGCTCTGCTGTAGTTTTAAAATCTAGTCCTGTTACTGCTGCAACATTACCAGTAATTTCCATAAGGTTAGCAAGTTCTTTTGCGTCTTTAGAAACAACTGCAAGAACTCCTGAACCTGATTGAAT